ACGGCCGTCTATTTCTACCTGCACGGCTCGATGTTCGTCAGGAACACCAGCAAGGCCCTGACCTACGTCAACAATTCTTCGACCTCGACGACGGTTGGCCTGGTCCGTCCTGCCGATGCGATGACGGTCGTTATCCCGTCTGGTTGCGACAAGGTCCGCTTTGTCTTCGACGACGGCAGCGAGCAGACCGTCACCGGACTGTCGGCCGGGTCCTATGCGATTCCGACGACGCTCAACCGCACCGTCATTCGCGAGATGGTCGGTCTGGCGACGGGAGGGGCAGTCAACGCGGCGGCCACGCAGTCCCTGACGATGGGCCAGACAGCTGCAGCGTCGCATTCGTTGGCCGCCCGGTCGGCGTCCGCCATCACCTCGCTCACGATCGGACAGGATGCGGCGGTCAGAACGCTCGCCACCTCGACCACCATCCAGGGCGAGGTATCAGCGCTGCACGCCCAAGCGATCGTCGAGATGTTCGAGTATGACGACACCGTCATTGGCGGCTCGCAGGTCGTTCGCTGGCACGCGGGAACAACGGTGATGGGCGGCTCGATCACATGGCAGGGCAAGGTCTACAACCCGCTGCCGGTCGACGTCACCGGCTTCTCGATGTCGGCGTCCGGCTCGATCCCCAGGCCGAACCTGAAGGCCAGCAATATCGGCGGATCGCTCGGCGGGTATCTCAGATCGATGGATGGCGCGGTTGGCGCCAAGATCACCCGCAGGCGGACCTTGGCCCGCTACATGGACGCGGTGAATTTTCCGGGCGGCAACCCCAACGCCGATTCGACGCAGCACTTCCCCGACGAGATCTACTATCTGGCCAGGAAGACATCCGAGAATCCGATCTACATCGAGTACGAGCTCGCCGCCTCGTTCGATGTGGCCGGCGTGCAGATCCCGCGGCGGCAGGTGATCGCCTCGACCTGCGAATGGGTCTACCGCTCGGCCGAATGCGGCTATGCCGGACCGCCGGTTCAGACCATCGACGGACTGCCGACCACCAACCCGGCCCTGGACAAGTGCCGGAAGACGCTGGATGCGTGCAAAGCCCGCTTTGGTCAGCATGGCGTTCTGAACAGCTCTGCCTTCCCGGCCAGCCTCCTGGTGCAGCTATGATGTGGCAACCGACCCCTGACATTCTCGATGCGGCGCTCGCCCACGCCGAGCGCGACAAGCCAATGGAAAGCTGTGGGCTGGTCATCGAGGGCCGCTATGTCGAGGTCGAGAACCAGGCGACCGAGCGTGACAACTTCGCGATGAACCGCGAGCAGTTCCTGGCGGCATGCAAGTCGGGCCGCCTTGAGGCGGTCGTGCACAGCCACGTCTATGCCCCGCCGATCGCATCCGAAGGCGACCGGACGATGTGCGAGATGACGGCAGTGCCGTGGCTGATCGTCTCGTGGCCGACCCGGGCGCATACGGTGATCGAGCCGATGGGCTATGTGGCGCCGCTGATCGGTCGCACCTGGTGCTTCGGGGCGCTCGATTGCTGGGGCCTTGCACGCGATGGTTTCAAGGCGTTCACCGGCAAGGACATTCCGGACTTCCCCCGCGAATGGGAATGGTGGAAGACCGACAGGAACCTGATCGTCGAGAACGTCGAGGCCGCCGGTTTCGTCAATCTCGGACCGAACGTCGAGCCTCGCCACTGCGACATGATCGTCATGCAGATCCGGGCGAAGGTGCCGAACCATGTGGCGCTGTACATCGAGCCCGAGGGGCTGATCCTCCATCATCTGCAGGGCCACAATTCCGTGCGTGAGACCTATGGCGGTTTCTTCCAGATGGCGACGAGCTTCATCGCCCGCCACAAGGACTTCCTTGAGGCGATGCCGCCCGCCCACGATCCGAACGATCGCTCGGTATGGACCGGCGAGCAGCGCGGGAGGGAGCCGACATGAACGACGGGCTCGTCACTGTTCGCTTGTGGGGCGTGCTGGGCGAGGAGTTCGGCCACGAGCATCACTTTGCCATCGGCACGCCGCTCGAGGCTATTGCAGCGCTGGACTGCAACTATCCCGGATTCCGCCGGGCGCTGGTCAGGCATGACCGCTATTACGTCTGCGCCGATCAGGATCTTCGCAATGCCGATTCGGTGAAGTTCCCGGTGTCACGCGAGGTCGATATCGTGCCAGCCGTCGAGGGGCAATGGCTGGTCGTTCCCGCCATCGTCGCGGCGCTCGGCTTTACCGCCGGTACCACGGCTTTCACCGTCGCCACCATTGTCACCGGCGTCTTACTGTCGGCCCTGCTGGTCGGCGTCTCTTTGCTGCTCACCCCGAAGCCCAAGAAGGCGCTGAACGGCAGTGACGAGCGCAAGGAGTCGAACGCCTTCGGTGGCCCGGACAACATCGTCGGGCAGGGGGCCAGCATTCCGATCATCTATGGACGCTGCTTCGTCGGCTCGGTGGTGGTCGCCATCGGCATCGAGACATCCGACGTCGCCATCGACAACACGGTGACCCAGGTATGACGCTCCCGATGATCATACCGGCCGGTGCCAAGGGCGGCGGCAAGGGCAAGGGCGGCTCAGGCGGCGGCGGCGGCCAGGAAGCGCCCGATACCCTGCGTTCGATCCAGTACGCCAAGGTCATCGACTTGGTCAGCGAGGGGACGATCGGCGGGCTGGCCGATGGCCTGCGGTCGGTCTATTTCGACGGCGTCAAGCTGCAGAACCCCGACAAGTCGTTCAACTTCCACAGCGTCAACGTCTACTGGACGACGGGACAGCCGAACCAGGCGCCGATGCCGGGCCAGTCGGGCGTACAGGCCGAGCATGCCGTGGGCGTGCAAGTCAAAACCACGACCCCGATCGTCAGGACGATCACCAATGTCGATGTCGACCGCGTGCGGATCACCCTCTCGGTGCCCTCGCTGCAGCAGGCCGACAAGAAGGGCAACGTCAACGGCACCACGGTGACCGTACAGATCTACATGCAGGCCAACGGTGGCGGCTATCAGCTCATCCGGCCGATCACCATCACCGGCAAGACCACCGGGCGCTACCAGCGTGCGGTCACGTTCGCGCTGACCGGCTCGCCGCCATGGGATATCAAGCTCGTCCGGGTGACAGCGGACTCGACCTCCAACCTGCTGGCCAATGACACCTACTGGGACACCTATGCGGAATTGATCGATGTCAAAATGCGCTATCGCAACTCGGCCGTGATCGGCGTCGCCATCGATGCGGCGCAGTTCTCGTCGATCCCGCAGCGCGTCTACGACATCATCGGCATGACCATCCGGGTGCCGTCGAACTACGACCCGGCCTCGCGGAAATATACCGGTGTCTGGGACGGGCTCTTCCAGATCGCCTATTCGAACAATCCCGCCTGGATCTTCTATGATCTGGTGGTCAACACCCGCTACGGAATCGGGTCGTTCATCGGCGCCAGTCAGATCGACAAGTTCGCGCTCTATGCGATCGGCAAGTGGTGCGACGAGCTGGTCCCGGACGGCAAGGGCGGCTATGAGCCGCGCTGGGTCTGCAACGTCGTGATAACCGATCGGCAGGAAGCCTTCGACGTCCTGCAGAGCCTGGCCTCGGTGTTCCGTGGCGCCCACTTCTGGACCGGCGGGCAACTGGTGACCATCGCCGACAAGCCGACCGATGCCATCGGCATGTACACCAACGCCAACGTCATCAACGGCGTGTTCACCTATCAGGGATCGGACCTCAGGGCGCGCCATACGCAGGTGGCGGTGACGTGGAATGATCCGGACAATTTGGGCCAGCCGCGCGTCAGCCTCGTCGAGGACCAGGATGCCATCTCGCGCTATGGTCTCAACCGCCTCGACCTCACTGGCATCGGCTGTACCTCGGAGGGCCAGGCGCTACGGATCGGCAAGTGGGCGCTCTACACCGAGATCAACGAAACCGAGACGGTCAAATTCTCGGTCGGCCTCGACGGCGCGTGGTGTCGGCCCGGCGACGTCATCCAGATCGCTGACATCCTGATTGCCGGCGAGCGCCGCGGCGGACGGCTGATGGCGGGCAGTGACAACAACACGCTGAAGCTCGACTCACCGATCACCTTCCACGCGGTCAATCCATCCTATGCCTCGGTGATCCGCGCCGATGGCGTGATGGTGACACTGCCGATCAACATCCCGGCGCTCGATACGCCAATATCGCAGATCGACCTCGCCGGGGTGATCACACCAGCCCCGCTGGTCGGCTCGCCCTGGGTGGTGTCGACCGGCGATATCCAGACGCAACTGTTCCGGGTGATCGCCGTCGAGCAGGCTGACGATGACGTCACCTTCACCGTCACGGCGCTGTCGCACTACCCGACGAAATGGAACTACGTCGAG